TATGACCCCTTTGGAGATGGTTGAGTACGGTCTTAAGGACCCCCTCTGGGCCCACGTAAAGACCGAGCCCCATCCTGAGCATAAGGCCAAGGACAAGCGATGGAGAATCATCTGGGCTTCGTCGGTTTTGGACGCAATGGTGACTGCGATGACTTCGCGCCATCAAGACAAGAAAGACATCGACCTGTTCAAGGGCGGTGAGGGCAAGCCAACATATCACACATTAGGGATGGGCCACCACGACGAAGGCGTCGCGGAGTTTGGCAAGGTCCTGGATAGGATCCTGGCCCAGGGAATCGGACAAGATGAGGACGCCAAGGCGTGGGACATGAGCGTGATGCGCTCGTGGGTCTACGCGGACGCAGAGAGACGCTGCCGCTCCTATCAGGGTCCCTGCCACGAGATCTTTTGCGAGCTCCAATGGTGTGAGGCCGCCGGCAATTCTGCGCACTGCTTGTGCTACGGCACGAAAGTAGTCGAGATATTGAAGGCTGGCATCACTGGGAGCGGAGTTTTAACCACCTCCGGCCAGAATTCGTTCATGCGAGCATGGCTCGCCGACCTTTGCGGAGCGAAGGACATGGCAGCCAACGGTGACGATCTGGTCGCGGTGGGGCTCTCGAAGGAGAGGACCATGGAGGCAGGGTATGTCTCGAAAGGGATCAAGGAGTGCAAGTCAGCATGTGGACCCATCGAGTTCACATCGCACCGGTACACCAAGATCGACGGTGTCTGGAAAGCAGAGTTCCTCAACCTTGACAAGATGGTTGCACGCCTGATGCTCGGCGAAAAGAAGCCCACGGTAGAAGCCTTGTGTGGTTGTCTCTACAATCTCCGCAATTCGGAGGAGCAGATGACCCAGTTCAAGGCTATATGCAAGGACTGCGAATGGCCGATTGAAGGATGCACCCCTGTTCAAGGGGACCTCGTGGATTGAGGAATCCACGAGGACGTTTCACCTATTATTAACCGCATTGGCGGACCCGCGGGCTTAGTCAGCCGAAAGACCTCCTAGCGCGGGCCTGGGCCCCTAGACGCGCAACTTAGCGTATTAGTCTGGGACTAACAATCGAGCACTTGCTCAGTAAATTACGCGTCATTGTATCGACGCAGCGTTTAAGAGACGCAAAGCATACGACACTAAGGTGCACAGTTTTGTAAACATAGCAGCCGCGGTATTAGCGACATGGGTCCTACCAAGGCTGCTAAGCGGGGGGCTGGTTACGGTCGAAAGCGCGCTCTCGCGTTCAACCCGCAGGGTTCTGGACGCAGTGTGGCCAAGTCCTTCGGCTCAGGAGGAAAGCACCCCAAGAAGAAGATCAAGCAGCAGCCCTTATCTATTTCAAAGTTTCCCTCTCGTTGCTGGGATGCTTTTGACAGTAGCCATGCTGCGCTTCCTCGGGCTGTCGGTCCGTACACCGTGATCAGGACCACAATGATACATAAAACCAGCGCGAAGGCGATGATGGTTGGGACTTTCAACGGTTCCGCCGGAATTGCCGGAACTGCCGAGAACACATGGTCTAACTACGTGATTGCCGAGCAATCCGGAGGCGAGACCTTGGTTATTGGCACGGATAACGCGACAAAGTTCTTCGGGATTCCCCCTCCGGGGGCTCCCGCATATGGGGATGGCGCCAGCACTAACCAGTGCTGTCCATCGGCAATTTCCGTTCAGATCATGGGCAACGAGTCCCTCAATTCCGCGAAAGGCCAGTTAGCAGCGGGAGTTGTTCCGGCCAACATGGACATTCGAGGCTCGCCTCTGACCTGGAAGGCGATTGGCGCCGAGTTTATATCGTATTTTAGACCCCGGCTTCTGTCGGGAGGAAAGTTAGCACTCAGGGGAGTGCAAATGAATTCTCACCCATTAAATATGACTGACGTGTCGGACTTCCGGCAGATGCGCGTCACTGCGGACTCCGCGGTCGGCGTCGCGTGGCCGGCGACTAGTCAGAACGCACCAGAGGGATGGGCACCAATGTTCATCAGCAACCCAGATGCGAGCGACATTACATTGCTCGTCACCGTCGAATGGCGCGTGAGGTTTAACATCGGCAATCCGGCTGTTTCATCTCACCAACATCACGGCGTGACATCGGATCGTGCCTGGGACGATCACATCCGCGCGGCGGTCAAGGTACTTCCTGGCGTTATTGACATTGTTGAAAATGTCGCTCAACGCGGAATGGCCGTGAAAGCCGCCTACTCTGCAATGGCAGGGTAGACAATACCCAAACTTTTGGAAGTTTCTGCGCACCTATTAGGTGGAATAGGAGATAAACTTACT